GCATATTGTGAGGTGATTTTGCGACGGTTTGAATCCCTAACAGGTGAAGTCGCTAAATTAGTTGGTCATCTCCCAAAACAATAAAAACCCAGGAATTACCCCAGGCTTTTAATCTATCGTGTGGCTACTATGCGCGACTGTAGGCGGTGATTATATACCCAAAGGCTTCATAGTACCCGTTACGACAAATGGCAGTTACTTCGCTTAGAATCCGCCAACCGGATGCCGTGCCTACAACGTAATGGGGTTTATTGGTCTTAATGCTTTTAACCAGGGCTGCTAAACAGGTTTCACTAAACGAAAATTGATCGTAGGAGAGGGATGTAGGGGATTCGTTAACCAGGTTTTTACCGATTAATTGGTAGCCCGTTTTTTTGAATTTCATGGTGTTAGTCCTTATTGCTTAACTATTTATAACTATAGTAGATAGACGGCTATATGTCAAGGGGTTTCTCAAAATTCTTTTTTCTTTACAATTTCGAGTAGATAGACTACTATATTAATATGTCCTCTAGCCTTTTGGGTTAGAGGACAAAGTTAAGCAATAAGTGGGGCTATTATAACATGAGCGAGTCACTGAAAAAGGCACAAGCCAAATATAATCAAAGCGACAAAGGAAAAGATCGGAACCTTGATTATGATCGTTCTGAGAAAGGTCGGAAACGGAAGCGGCGTTATGCTCAAAACCTTTCACCCGAACAAAAGGAAAAACAAAGGGAAGCTAAACGACTTAGTGCCAGACGGAAACGATGGAAAGATAAGCATGGGAATCTTGATGGTTTTAGCGAGTAATTTAACACCCTCTAGTATTTAATCTTGGTGTGCGATCGCTATCTCTAAAAAAATTTCCCTTACCCCCTTGACATCCTTACAATTAATCTTGTACAGTATTAAGTATAAGGAAACAACACAGAGGACAAATCAAATGACATTCACCCGCAAAAGCACAAAACAAGGTCTTGACATTATTACAGAATGGAACGTAGACCAAACCACCGCCCGAAAAATTATCAAAGGTTTGAAAGTGACAAGAGGTTCTTGGGAGTATACCAACGTTAAATTCCCATTAACTCAAGCAATCAAGACCGGATCTGAAACCGCTACATTCTACACAGAAGGTTTGTCAACTGGTCAAATAGCCAACAAGTTATATGGAATCCTGGGTTATGAGTCAGAACTGGTAACAGAAACGGAGTAGCAGTTTAGTCAACAACCAAGCCACCGAGTCAAATCCGGTGGCTACAAAACAAAAATATGCAATGCCCAAATTGTGACGTTCTAATGTGGCTTGACGGGTTTAGAAAGGGTCGTCAAGCCTACAAATGCCCTCAATGTCATAAACAACTTATAAACCCCGCAGAACAAAGGAAAACAGGTAGACCCAGTGGGACGGGAAAGGGTCGAACCTGCACACTCTGTGATAAACCTCATTTCTCTGGGGGTCTATGCCAGATGCACTATCGAAGGGAGAAAAGGAAGAAATAGTGCGATCGCCATACTTTTAATCGGGAAATTGCCAGACTAATTAATATTAATTGTGGTATAATAGTTAATAGAAATCGCCCTTCGCGGTACGCAAATACCCAAGAGCAGTAAATCTACATGACAGGATCACAATGATTCATTTTAGCAAAGAACTGGCTTTAAATTTACTCGGATCTGGTAAAGAAAACCCCGTTGATTTTGAAGATGTTTGATTGACAACCTATAATTAAACGTGAATTATATTTGGTAGATAGTTTAGTGTTTACCGAGACTAGGAAGCACTTAGACGACTTGCAAAAGAAAATTATCTTGATGTTACTGGAAGGTAAAAAGTATAGTGAAATTGCTGAAAAGCACGGTTATGATAAGGGATATATAGGGGATAAAAGCAGGTATCTATTTAAAATTTTGTCTCGACAGGTAGGGGAAGAGGTTAATAAACATAATTTCTGTTGGGTGTTAGAAAGGTTTTCTGAGAGTAGAAATATTGTTATCGGTTAGCTGTTTAAAATGGAGACAATCAAGGGGGTTTTTCTCGTTAAATTAATCGATCTAATTGTACCCAATCAACAATAAAAATGTTATAATGTTAATAACAATTGCCTCTCGCGGTGCGTGAACACCCAGCTTACAATTCTAATTTTTGCCTGTTATGAATTGAAACATCTATCTCTGTGTTATAATGTCAGTGCGACGGCAGTGAATTGGAGTTCACGAGTGGCTCATAACCACTAGATAGGTGGGTTCGACTCCCCCGCGTCGCTTGCGATTCCTTGAAATTCCTTTTAATGCCTATCAGGAATTGAAACTTGTAAACGGGGATTCCATCTTTTAACCCCTTGATCACAAAGTATGATTCTTTCATGTTGTTGGTGTGCGATCGCTACATCGCTCTAAGTAATCGATTGATAATGTCGCTCCGGCTTCCCTCTCCCTGAGCTACTAAAGCATCCAACTTACTCAATAGCTCAGGTTCTATGGTGAAGCTGGTTTTAACCCTTTTGACGGCTCCTATTGGCTTTCTACCACTGTTGGGGTAGGAGCCGCCTCGACCGACGTATTTACTCATTTGAGGAAATGATGACGTGTTCTTCTGGAATTCCGTAATACCCCTGACCTCTTTCTGCGCATTGATGTTCGCCCTTCGGGTGTCCTGGGTGATAGTCAGCCAGCCAAAAAAGTGTAAATGTTCGCTTCCCAAATCGATCTACCGCACTACTGTATTCAATGCGGCATTTCGTCACCCTGCCGTCATCTACAACAGACCTCATTACAAGTGGGTATTTGTTGGGATTGTTTATAGCATCTGTCTTTTGCATTATTGTGGTTTTCATTGTTTTATCGTTTTGTCCTTTTTAATTTGGTTTGCTTGACCCCTAGCCGTTTGATGTTTGGCTAGGGAAGGGGATTTTATAGCCGAACAATTCTTGATTCCGTGCCTTTTGGGTGTTATTGGTTATCGAACCTCAATACTTTCAGGTGTTTTGCCATTTATCATAAAATGATCAGTCTTCATTTTATGAAGACGACTCCACGTTTCCGGGTCTGTTGCCCATAGTATGAGATGTCCATCTTCATAGTGACACTCTCCATGTATCCCTCTCCATCGGGGATGCCCGATAGGATTGATCCACTCATCATTTGTCAAAATTTTCAAAATCATGACTTGTCCCTGTGTTGTTATTGGGAATGCGATCGCATCGCTCTAAGTAATCGATTGATAATGTCGCTCCGGGTTTCCCCGGTTTTAGCAGCCAAAACGTCTAACTTGTCTAGCAGTTGCTCCTCTATATTGATTGAGGTAGTAACCCTTTTAGACTCGCCTAACAGGGGTCTACGGGCATTTTCCCTGTATCCCCCACGCTTGTCATTATTTTTCATCGTTTTAACCCTTTAGTTGACCCCTAGCCGTTTAATGTGTAGCTAGGGGAATTTGTTGATTAAAACCTAAAGTCTGGCAACTTTACGGGTTAAATCCTCGAATCTTGTCACCTCATAGTCCGATTTTTTAGCCGATCTTAACTCTGAAGCTGTTGGAATTCGAGCCGCATTGATTCGTTGCTTGATAGCTTCGTTTCGTTCTTTCATTGAAGAAAAGGCTACTGGATACCAGGTATTGGTAAAACCATCGCTTGTTTCGTTCGCGTAGTGATTCATCATTGCGTAATACATGGCGTTTTCCTCTGTGTTGTTTTCTATGATCTAGTTATACCAAGCATCTTTTGATTTGTCAATAGGTAATCAAAAGTATTTTATTGTGTTAGTTTACCAATTGCTGATATCTTTCGGCAGATACAAGGTAATGTCCATCACCGAAGGTTGCTAGTACGTTTTTGAGAGGGTTTGTCAGTCTTTCTGTCAATGGGCGACGGTCTAAAATTTCAACACCCCGTTCAGTTGTTCGGATTTTGTAGAAACGCTGACCGGATTTTCCTGCGTTAATACAATCTTGCCAGGTTAATTTACCAACACCTGGTGTTTTTGTTGCGGTTTCCGTTACAGGTTCCGTTTTAATCTCTGGCTTGATAACGGCTTGTATTGTCATTTCTTGTCCGTCATTCGATTCTACTGTTTCGGCAATTTGTTTTTTAAAAACTGACATTTGATTTGTCCTCTGTGTTGTGTGTTGTTTTCTATACTCTGGTTATATCAAGTATCTTTTGATTTGTCAATAGGTAATCAAAAGTATTTTTAATAAGACGTTGGACATTAAAAAGCACGGGTTTTGACTCCGTGCTAGTTGGGGTGTTGAGGGCGATCGCTCTAATTATTCTCCTTCTTCAAGGCTCCAGTGAGCGTATGTTTCAACCATCTCAAAGCGGTCATCAATGGCTATGGCATGATCAACGTCAAGTCTGAGGTCTGATAAGATTTCCTGCATTCTCTCAAATGGGTCAATGTCTAGGGATGTTTTACCGTCGGACATCAGGACATAGGAATGAGCATCAAGCCAATTGGCGAGTTGTGGGCTAATCCATCGGGCAACCTTCACCGCAAGCAACGGGTGTCCCCATGTTCCTTGTTCTCTACTGTCCGAAAATTTTCCTTTTACAACCTCTAAGAGTGATTCCTCAGATCTGAGGGAATCAGACAGGGCATCCATTTCAGCCTTCGACGTCTTCAACCGCAGCCAGTTGTCCAGCCTTTTATCATAGGCTTTGCACATCTGGGTTAGATTCACGTACCCATCTGACTCTCGGACAGAAATATTAATTCCTTCAAACTGAAGAGGAACAATTTTGCTATTATTATCCACAGTGAACCTGCTTACTAGGTTTGCTCGCGTCCCCGAATGCGACAACATTGCGGGGACACTTATTATATTATAGCCTATTTATCTACTCCAACCTATAGACCGCGCCTGTTTTGAGGAATTAAAAAATATTTTGCTTCAGGGGTTGACATTCTACTTGTAGATAGACCATAATAAATCATAAGCAAAACACAGAGGCAACCCCCAATGAAAGTTAATAAACAACTGACCGCTAAAGTTCTTGAAGTTAAAACCATAGAGTCGGGGATTATTGGAGATCCCACTCGGCGTAAAGGTAGTTTTAATGTCCTTGAATTCGGGAATGGATTGATCTTAGTCCCAGGTGAATCAACCCATGACTGGTTTTTTGATGATCGTGATTCAATAGACGCTTGTGGTACTGATATTGTTACATCCGTTGAAGAAACCGGAGAAACTGAAGAATGGACATCAGAACAACTTTTAAGAGCTATCCAAGAATCTGTCAAAGAATTCGGGGTTGATTCAGTTCCTCAAAAACACTTAGAACTCTGGAGAAAATAATGCCAGATATTAACAGAGATAAAGCACTGCTAGAATCCGAAATAAATCGACTAGGATGTGAGAATTTCCTTAAAGTTGAATTTTCTTCAGACCCGCTAGATAGTGAAGGATTAGAACTTGTTCAAAGCAATGTTCATAATGGGTGGTTTACTGTTAATTTAAACATTACCCAAACTTTAGCAAACTGGAGACAACTCCCTGATAACGCTGGAGAGCTTAAAACATGGGAAGTTGTTGCTGATGACGATTACGATCCGCGCTTAGGTAAAAATACGGGGGTTAAATGGTCGGATGACTGACTATTATAAAGAGGTTCAACGTCGATACAATCAATCAGATAAGGGTAGGGCAAGGAAACGAAAATATGCCCAAAACTTAACGGAAGAACAACAACAAAAACAACGAGAATCTAAGCGTTTATCCGCTCAGAAAAGAAGGAAAAAGTAACGGGTTTACTCACGTCCCCAGATGCGACAACATCGTGGGGACACTTGTTATAATTATATCAATTTTATTGTCGGTTTATTTGCTTTATAAGGGGTTTTTGTGCAAGTCTTTTTGGGTTAATAATTCCTCAAATTCATTTGTTAAATAGGGAACTGTATTTTTCATGATATTGTTTCAATTCATAACAGGCAAAAATTAGAATTGTAAGTTCAGTATCCTTCTGGCTTTTTCTTCTAAGGTGAGTTTCAATTCATAACAGGCAAAAATTAGAATTGTAAGCTGAACAGTCTAGTTTTGAAGCAATATCTGGTGATGTTTCAATTTCTGATAGGCATTGAAATCAATTTAAAGAATAATGATGCTGTCGGATGTTACCAGTTGTTTCGTTTCAATTTCTGATAGGCATTGAAATCAATTTAAAGTCGTAATAGAAAACCCGATGATTCCCATAGCCCCGTTTCAATTCCTGATAGGCATTAAAAGGAATTTCAAGTGTCTAGCAACTGCGGTACAGACAATAATTGTTTCAATTCCTGATAGGCATTAAAAGGAATTTCAAGCTTACGTTGACTCCGGGCATACCGTACCCGCGCTTTGGTGTTTCAATTCCTGATAGGCATTAAAAGGAATTTCAAGTCTATACTCCCGTCGCTCCCCTGAATCGACCCCAGTTTCAATTCCTGATAGGCATTAAAAGGAATTTCAAGCATCTGATAGAGATGATTCATAATAGCAATATAGGCTGTAGGTTTCAATTCCTGATAGGCATTAAAAGGAATTTCAAGCTGAAGCCACCGTTGAGCCTAATCAATATGGGCTAGTTTCAATTCCTGATAGGCATTAAAAGGAATTTCAAGAACATTCTAAAGCCGCCATTGAGGGTGCCAAGGCTGTTTCAATTCCTGATAGGCATTAAAAGGAATTTCAAGCATTTCTTCTCGAACTATTTGGGAGACTTTTTGTAGGTTTCAATTCCTGATAGGCATTAAAAGGAATTTCAAGAGCTTACCCCATAAGGGTCTTAGCCGTTTTATTCAAGTTTTCTAGGTACTTTTGTTTTATTATAGCACGAGTTTTGACGGTTTCGGCAATCAAAAATGCGCTAACCCCATTTTTGAACAAATCGTCTGGAATGCTTACTACGTCTTTCTTTTTGGCTTTTTTCTTCCCTTTCTTCTCCGAACAGCTAGAGGTTGTCGCATTTTTTAAGATTTGATACCAGAAATTATCTACTAACTCAACCCCATGATCCAATGCTAATTGAGCCAACCCTTTGAGCTTAACATTCTGACCGGAGTTAACATCACGAGCGACGGTATAACCACAATTAGCACAATGATGAATCCGTTGGGATAAGCTTTTTCGCTCTTCATGCCCACAATTAGCACAGCGTAAAGTAGTGCCATAAGCAGGAACCCGAATTACCAATTTATCGTGTTCTTTAGCTTTGGTTTCTAATAGTTCAATCGCCTGACCAATAGCAATATCGCTCCCCGTTCTATTACTTCCCTTCTTGCGTTTTTGATTGTTTTTCTCATAAACAACAGCCCCATTATCTGCCGTCACTGGATTACCTTGTTCATCGGTTTTAGTTTTAGCTTTTGCCTTCCGGTAGGCGTTAGCAGGTTTGTAATCTTCAACAAAAATCACGTCAAACCACTTAACTAAATTAGTTGAATGCCAGTGATTAAACGACCGTCTATGACGGGCTATTTTTTCATGCAGTTTAGCGATCCTTTGATTCAACTTCTCCCAGTTTTTTGTCTTCCCGTTGTTTATCCTAAACTTACGAGAGAGACGTTTTTGCATTCGTTTTAATCGTCTTAAATTCTGTTTTAAAGGTTGGGCGGCTTTGATTGTATGACCATTATCAAGTGCCATAACGAACTGATGTCCTGGGTCAATTCCACAAGCTAACCCAGTCTTCTTAAACTTTTTAACCGGAACAGTAGCGGTAAATTGAACATACCAACCCGATGCTTTTTTACAGATCTTCATTGGGTTAAAATCAACGCCATACCACCGATTGTCAAACCCTATAACCTCTACATATCCCAGTTTAGGAATATTGATGCTACTGCCTTTTACCCCAATATCCTTAGCGTTGTAATGCAATAGCGTCATCACCTTATCCCTAGCAGTCTTAAACCTTGGTCGGGAATGGCGGCCCGCTAGGAATCCATCCCATGCTTTTGAGAGTTCATGGCTAACCCCCTGAATGAATTTAGCAGGGCAATCCGTAAATTTAACCTTGCGCTCCTGTCCTCTGACCATGTAGGTAATAATCCGGTCTTTGTGGTATTGATGACCGAATACCTTTAAGAATCCGTACAGAATAGATTTTTTGGAGTTGAGTGAGTCAATTTGCGGGGTATCCTTATCGATTGAGACGGGGTGAACCAACCCTTTTGAAGTCTCTTTTCTCTCGGTGCTTAGTTTCCAGTCGGGGATTTCTACTCTGACGAACTGTTTAAGCTTGCGATCATATCGTTGCAGAGGCATGGCAGGAACGTAAGACTTTGAAATCTTGTCGTAAGGGTTCCAATCATTAAATTCTTCTATTAACCCCAGTGAGCGATTCCAGACCCACTTACAAACTAACATCCAATCTTCTAGGGTTCGTTCCTGCTCAGGGGTCAGGATAAGCTTAAATTCTTTTGTGCGGACATTTTCGCTAACATTAGACATAGCCTATTAAAAGTTGAAACGCATATATTGACATTTCCATTATATGCAACTATCATTAATTTACCGACGTTTAGATCGGCAAGCTGAAAAGCTGCCCTTCGAGCCGAAACATTAGGATTAGGCGATGAAGAGGGAATTCTCCAGTCAGATATGACTGGCAATTAATGATAGGCAAAAAATAAAATAAGAGGGGGTTTATTCTCCCTCTTATTTTGCATTTGATTGATAATTATTCACCGATGAGTAATTGGCGATCGCCTTTTTGATTAGCCCATAGTTCCGGCTCTGTATTTAACTCAATACCTTGATCAAGCTCATTGGCGACATTCAAAAAGTTAGACACTTCTGATAGAGGTAATTCAAACCATTCGCCGCGAATTCGATAGGCATCATAGTATTCATGCAGCAATTTCTCTAACTGAGGGGCATCTACCGAAAAATATCTGTACAGAACACTGATTTCAAATGGGGTAGATGTCTGTATGTTTGATGCTCTTTTGTAAACCTCTTTTGAGTAACCTATCTTGTAGCGTTGCACTCCCACAGCTTCTATGAGGTAGACAAACCCAGACGGATCTCGTTCAAATCTCGAAGTTTTTGAGAATATGTCAGGACTGCATCCTGTAAAGTGTTTTATTAATCCGTCAAAAAGTGTTAACTTTACAGCAAAATAAGCTTGCGCTTCTGCAATTTCTGGTTTACGAGGATCGGCACTCATGGCGACTAAATAACAAGCGTAACGGGAAAGTCGGTAGTCATTCCGTGGGCGACCCGAAGTTTTTGTCGGAGTTGACCCTGAAAAGTGCTTGCTGACTTCGTTTGAGCCTTGTTGCGCCTCACAGGAAACTATCGCTCGTTCAATAGCTACCTTGAATTCATTCCATCGTGGATAACCTAACAACCCCATCAACTCCCGCGCCATCCAATACTCGTGTCCGTCTCTATCAATACGCTTGATTGAGTCAAAGGGTGATTCAGATTGATTGTGATCTTGATTGCCGACCAATGTTATATTAGACATAGACCCTCCATTGGGTTGAAAAATAAAGGTTTTCGAGAAAGGCTGGAGATCTTCACTTCCTCCGGCTTTTCTCATTTTTATTATTATAGCCTATTTATTAATAAGAATGTAGTAAAATAATTTAAAACAATGTATTAACATAAACACCAGGCGATCGCTTATCATGAACAGCCTTCAATCAGTTGACAGCTTACGGTTTGAGCTAGATAAAAAGGATCGAGAGATTAAATATTTGAATGACACCTACCTGATATCTATCGATGGTTGGAACTACGAATTAGAAAAGAAAAATCAAATTATCGCTAAATTAAATAGAGAAATATTTGAGAAGGATCGAGAGATCTCAGAACTGAAGCGAAAACTAGACACTGACAGGTTGATCACAGACACGATATAATCAAAGCCTCTGTGTTGATTTTGGCTCCTGGCTACCACTACAGTTGGCTAGGAGTCTTGTTTTAAAGGAGTGTTTTGCTGTCTAAGCTTTTCAGTTTTTTTGCAAGAAAAAACCAACCCGTTAAGGTTGGAGATGGACATCAAACCAAAAAGCTTATCCATGACTATTGCTTGTTCCTGTAAACATAATATCACAAAATCAATAAAAGCCAACTAAAAAGCTGGCATAAACGCAAAAGGAATTTTATGTGTGAAAGCCTTTATATTATATCCTGCTTATCACGTTTTGTTAGTGTGTTACTATGATAGAAAATACAGGTAAAATCAATGGCTTTAGTTGAAAACATTAGAGAGAAAATCAACAATTTGAATATTCTGCTAAATGCAAATAGCGATCGCATGGTAATCGGAGGGATAGCCTCCAACCTACTCCCAACGAATGCCTACCTAACCTTAAAACCTTTTCTGGTTAACGCGAAAATTGAACAAGGAATCCCCTGGCAATTGCAGACTAAAACCTTTATTCCTGTCGGCGGGAAAATAAGAGCATGGGCAACAGATACCCCAGTTAATTTAATTTGGGATTTAGACGATGTTGATGCCTGGAATTCAGGAAATCAAGAAGATTGGAATACTCCCGAATCGGGGGATGCTTCTGTTTTATTAGACCTAACAGTTGCCCCTATTTAAGTTAAAATACGAGTAATCTATAGGGGAATTAATAATGGCTTGGATGGGAGCAAGATCTAACGTTGCTGCTATAACAGCTTTAGATGTAACTGATTTACAAGATAATATTGTCTTTGCTGCCACATCAGAATTGAAGTTTTTGTTGCTTCAAAAAACATCGACGGCAACGGCTGACAATTCAACGGTGTGGGCTGCTACTCCATCGGGACGATGGCATCTTGTAGGGGGGAATAATTCAGTTATTGAGCTTGCTAATTTAGCAGCATTAAAAGCACTGACAACAGCTTCTCAGGATAGATTTTACATCCTGAATACAACACCCCCAGTTATTTACAATTGGGATGCTCAAAGCACTGCGACACCTGATGATGATTTAATCGTTAAGGTAACAGCGATCACTACTGGACGGATGTATAAAATATATCCTTCTGGGGCTTCAACAATCGTCTCTGCGTCAGCACCTACAACTGTATTGGCATCAGGAACAATTTATGTGTGGACGGAAAATACGAGCGGAACAAAACCTGCTGATGCTGATGGTAATTATCCAAATTCAACTATTACTTATGTTAGTAATGGTACGATTTGGAAAACGATAAATGCTTGTAAAATTCATTATCTTGGAAGTCCTACATCGGCAGATAAACTTCCTAATGACATTCAAGAGGAATGGGTGGATTTAAGTTCGGGCGGATATCGATATGGTGCTACAAATCAAGGTTCAAGTACACTAACATGGGAGATTATGTAAATGCGTTTATTAACTTCTGGTTCACGCTTGGAAATTCCATCTGAAATTATGTCAAATTTTGATGGTGTTTTTGCTGGGTATTTTTGGGATTTGTGGAGTCAGCAACCAAATGTGAATGTCAAGAAAATTGCTGATAAGTATGGTAAAGCAGAGATTTGGTCAACGTTCCTTTACGGTAACAATCATCAATCCCCAGACCCGGCATCAGGAACTAGCACGATTGAAGAATGGGTGAAAAAACGAGTAAGTACATATTCTTTTGTAACGCATTGGAATTTAATTAATGAGTTTATAAATGATAGAGATGAATATAATCCCTATCCAAACTATCAATATGAAGACATTAAAAAATATTTAATAGCAGCAAAAGAGGCTAATCCAGCTATCAAATTAATAATATCTGATTTCCGACCGTATCAACTTGATAGATGGCGAAAAATCAAGGATATTTGTGAGCAGTTATTAACAGAGGGTGTCCCTCTTGATGGCGTGGGGATTCAAGTGCATTTCAAAACAGCCAACGCATATTCACCTATTCCGGGTGTTCCTTATGTACTTGATGCCTTGCCGAAAGTTATAGATATGTTTTCGGGGTTAACTCCAGTACATTTGACAGAGGTTTCTGGATGGCGACATTATACCGAATCACCGGATAAACTTATCCCACTATGGGATAAGCTTTTAGTATTAGCTCGAATCAAAAATATTGAAAGCATTTGTCCTTGGTGGCTAAATGAAACCGATGAAAACTACCCCAGGAAAATGCCATCATTTGAGGAATTTTTGGGTTCTGGAATCTATGATAAAGATTGGAATCAAAGATTAAGAATCAGTGTTTAACTATTGAGTATTGGATATTAAGGCAAAAAACACGCTATATCCAATACTTGCCCTGTAATAGTATTTTCCCAAAAGGTATTAGTCGCACCCGTATAATTCGGGTCAAGGTTTGGGTAATACGCCCCGCCTTTTAAGCTTTGTTTTAAACCTATCTTATTGATAGTAACATCAACGCTTCTCTCGATTGGAATAGAATCTTCAAATGGCATTAAATCATCACTCCAATACTCACCAAACCGCCCATGATAAGTGAGGTCAAATTGAAAATACTCTTCAGGATCTACAAGCTTATATTCTATAAATCTAATTTTTTTTGTTGTTTGATTATCATTATAAGCGGCTCCTATTCCGGGGTTGGGGTTAGGAATCCCTAAGCCTTTTAATTGTATGATTTGTTTTGATGGGATTAAATTCACGGGTTTACCATTTTCTCCTCTCTCAACGGTCATTATTTCTAATTCAAAATTAAAGTATTCTTCAGAGGTTAAAAAAGCCTCTATAAATGGCTGTAGTTTACTTTTTTGTTGCGGAGAACCCAGAGGTGAATCGGAAGAACTATTAGCAGACTCCGCTACATCACTATAATGATTGTATCTAAGATTTTTTAATAATTTTATTTCAGGAAGACTGTCTCTAAAGGTCATAACGCCACACTCCTCTTAATTTCATAACAGGAAATGATCTAGGGGATATTCTAACCCATTTTTGGATTAAATTATTTTTAATAATAGCACTCCCCAGAAAACAATTATACTCTACTATTTTATCAATGAATCCATAGTTACCTGTTGCAATGCTCGTATAATCATCAAGAAAAATATCAGTAGGTTTATAATCATTAGCTTCATGTCTGGGAGTCCTGCCATAACCTGAGAATAATCCAGGTGTTTCAAAGTAAAGGTTCTTTTTTCTTTCTGGCGTTTCGCTTGACGAATAATCAACAAAATAATTAGCAGGTTTTTCGCTCAATAAATAAATAATCCAATCCAAATCAGTCCACGATTCTTGAGGTGTTAGAAAAGGTGGGAATGAGTAAGGGGGGAGTTCGTCTGCATATCGTCTGTCAACACCTAAGCCAATTTGAGGATATACAATTGGATAGCCACAATAGCCCCGTTTTCCTGTTGTTGGTGGCACAACTCCATTAGTCGGGAGAATATAGGCTATCCAATTCATAAACTGCAACGGCTTTACTTCTGTTGTATGGTCTAACAAAACATAATCTTTTGTTATTTCATGAGTCCATCCATTTTGTGATATAGTTTGATTTTCTCCTCTTGAATAAGTGACATCTTCTACAATCACCATGTCACTTTGTCTAATCTTAAATACTCGACATTTGTTAAACCAATCAATTTGCGGAACGACAGCACGAGTGGTATTAAGATAATTATTTGTGCCTGGTGGATATGTTAATTTCCTGGTTTCAATTGTCCATGCCCACTCGTTGTTGTAATAGCCGCCTTCGTTGCTATAAGGAGTTGCATAAGGTTTCTCACCAGCTTTCCATTCCCTGAAAGGGGCGTATAAAATCTTGGCATAAATATATTCTGAATCTAATTCTATAAATCCCTTGAATAGTTCGGAAGTCCACTGAGCAACAACAGGTTGTAGACCCGACGTTGGAGAAATATTTTTGTTGTAAAATGCTGCATTCCCATACTGAACCTTTGTTGCACGGGTCGGGAATCTAATTGGTAATTTAATTTCTTTAACTTGTCCATCTCCTTGCAGATTGACAAAGATTTCAGAATACCTGCCGTAATAGGTTGCGGAAGTCACCGGGGGGATAACTTCGGGGTCTGGGTCGTCGGGGAGTCCGCCACCATTTAAATCTCCAGTTGTAGAGCATCCGAAAGGGTTTGCAACTACTTTTAATGAAATGCCACTGTCTAGTTCCCAATAAGAAGCAGCTTCACCTAATAATGCAGCAAAATCTCCTAGTTGATTTCGTGACCCTTTGAATACGACATATCCACATCCTTCGTCAACAAGAATGTCACCACCATAAACCCATTGTTCGTCATCATATATTGAAAAAGAACCACCACCAGCTAGATTCCAATCATAATGATCAATATTAGAATTGCAAGCAAAACTAGAGGCTTCATGAGTGACCCAGGCTTTTTTAGTGCTTAAATTAAAACCGTCTTGATGGTCTTCTTCTCTATAAAAAGCATAAGTTTCCTCGGTATTAATACCAGAAGAACTACCCCCTCTCGGCCAGTAATATACATTCCCTTCAGTAAAAGCTGATTTGTTCCACCGTCTAACTTCCACGTTATAACCAATAGTTGTCCCTATTAAATTTATCGGGATATCTAACCCTTGAAACAATATTGCTTTATTGATAGATAATATTGGCTGCATTCCAAGAAAAAACGGCCCTGCATCATCAGACCTATCACTCCAAAACGCTGCTTTTATAGGTAAATCACCAACCCTGCTTGGCAATAAATTTAAAATATTAAAATTTTCTCTTATGTATGGGTTGGTATTATTTCCAATTGTAAATAATGCGATGACAAAATCTGCTGGGTTTAAACCTGAACCAGCATCATTCCCAGACTGAGGAGCATATTTAGAATCTAATTTCCTAATTAAACAGTCTGAAAGTGTGGCATAATTTCCACAATTATCCGGCATTTCATGGCAGAAAAAGGATTGTTCTGCAGCTTTTGAAACAGGATATAATGGTTGCATTCTCCGCCATGAACGAATGGGGGAAGTATATTGAAATAATTCATCTGTTTCTGTTAGTTTAGAGTATAAAAAGGCGACTCTAACTGGATTTTGAGCGTAGGTCTTAAAGTTATATTTTCCAGAAAATGACATAATATTAAATAATAATAATTTCAGAGTTAAAAGAAACCTGCGTTACTATTTTATCATAACTTATTCCCTGCCCCACAGGAGAAGTATAACCATAAGCAAAAGAGACCAATGAATCATTGTTTTTGTCAACTGAATACAAAAATAATATATTAGCTTTATCTTCAGTGTCAATCAAGCTAACACCCGTTGATAACTGAATAGACACCCAAGGGGATAGGGTTGAGACACTGCCTAGAATTTGAATATTTGTATGGGGAATCACTGTGGTTGAGTTATCGATAATTCCCGCTAGAATGTCATCTGATTTAACTGTAACAAACCCTTCATTATTAACAATAAGAGATGTTAAAGTTTGAGAATCATAACCAAACCCAGTAAACCAATCATTATCACTACTAAACCAGCTTAAACACTCCCTAGAGAAGCAATCCAAAGGCGGGGCTGTTGTTACATTATTAGAGTTTTTATCATAATTTGAAACTGATATAACCTCGTTGCCATTGTCCCCAATTCTAAACAAGAATAAAGATTTTGCCTTGGCAATCTTATTTGATGGAATGGATAGATCGTTGAAACTGACTAATACTGGAGATGATTCCGGCCTGGTGTAGCCGAACGGTATTTTGATTGATTTTGTTCCCAGGGGAGACTCTAGGAATTCGCTCTCTGAGTTAAGGCATAGCCACTCAGAGTTTGTTGAAGAGTAAAAAAGCGGCGTGATAGTTGATAGCCCCACGCCATAACTCGCCTCACTCCCCCATTGTTTCTTGGCTATATACTCCAAAAAGTCAACAGTAGGGAGCAGGGAAATAGAGCTAACATAATCAGGAGATGTCATTGCGATCGCTCTCCTCTATTGGTTCGACTGGAGAAAATATAATATTCCCTTTAACATCTATTGTTACCTTACATTTAACTCGCTTTCCCTGATTGTTAAGCAGGTATCCAACGATAGAAGGTTGCTCTACATCGTCTAATTGCATCTCTAAACTAACCGTATTAACTATCATTTCAATCCTTCAAATATTTACTATTATTCTATCATTAATCATGCTAAAATTAAAACAGCCAATAGAGATGCAACTCCACTGGCTGATGTGTGAACTCTTGGAGGGTAAAAAGCTCACGGTATGATTGTACAACAATTATCGCTTTTTGAGACAGAAACAATCCCAACAGGGAAAGAATCAGACGAGAACTACACACCGTCCGATCTAATCTCGTTAGTGCATCAATTTTATGGACATCCTGAGCTAGACGCTTTTAGTTGCGAGTCAGCCAATAAAGTTGTCAAAGCTTCTAAGATATTTACGATTAAGGACAACGGCTTCGATCAAGACTGGAGAGGATATAAAACTATCTGGCTGAATCCTCCCTACAGTGCAGGATTCCTAGAGCCAGTTGTTGATAAATTAATTGAATTGTTAGAGATAGAATACCCTGAAGTTTTCCTGCTAACAAATACTGACTCAACTCAGTGGTACAAAAAAGCGTTGCAGCGTTGCGATCGCTTTGTCCTCCCCTCAACTCGCCTCACCTTCTACAGTCCAAAACGTGCTGCCGAAGGGAAGAAACAAGACCAAAACCGATTTTCCCAAACCCTTTTCTACTTCGGGTTACAACCGCAAAGAGTAGAAGAAATTTTTGAAGGCTGGGGGATTGTTTGTCAAACTTCTAAATGGTGATATGCACAAAATACAAACCCCCAAAGAAGCTATAGAAATGATTGAGGATAAGATAGTCTCAATGTGTTTTGAGTCCGATCCTCAAGTATTTGTTAGTTGGCTCCGGGTGATGGTGGGGAATGCGACAATTGAGGATGATGTCGTTCTCTATCAAACCCTCGACGGGAGGACTGGTGGGTTTGATTTTCGGTGCGATCCTTCTACTAAGGCTGTGATGGTTGCTAGTGCGATCGCTGGTATGCTTTGGACTTCAATCTTCCCTGGACTAATGAGGAAGATTGGTAAAACTTGGAAGAAGAAATAAAAAAATAAACCCGGTAAACCTACCGGGTTTTAAAGCTTAAGATTTAATACATTATCAATGATTTATAACGCTTTACTGCGTCCCACTGCTCTTGTGTGGCAGCTAAGTGAACATTATGGTAGTCGTTACCTTCACACCTTTTATGATGATGGGCGATGACTCCCTCCAGTGAAACGCCTAGACATTCCTTTTTGTCGTCTTGAATCATTTCGTCCAGGGTGATAATTACCTCAATCCCGACGTTATTGGGATCGTAAGCAATAGAGCTTAATCCTTCTGGGAGAATACCGTCATAGTGACGGTATCGGGCGTGAATGAGTTTTGAATTGGGTTTAGGTTTCACTTTCAAAAACCTCAACTCGAATATCGATTGACATCCCATTGTCGACAATATCAACATTTATTTGCTCTTCCCCTGTCACGGGAGAATCAAATCCATTGGGAGTCAAAGCCATTGTAGCTAACTCCTGTCGAATATCAGCTAATTCCATGTCAATCTGCAATCGTTCTTTGCTATAGTTAGCAATCCCACCCCCTTTTAAAAAGAGGTTTTTTGCAACATCGCTAATTTTAATTCCGTTGTTAACAGCAAAACTTGCTGTGGGTTTATCGTTGTGAAACTGATTGAATTTATTTTCACGAATCACCGACTCTTGACGGTCTTTGCTTAATAAAAAAGGTTTTGTAGAATCCATTGTTTTAGTCCTCTATAATTTATTATGCGGATTTGTTGAGGCGATCGCATCCAGCCAGTAAATTAACTGCGTGGGGGATATCCCTCACCTTCTGCTATACACTCGCCTTTAACGATTTTCATCCAACCATACCGAGCTTTGTTGTTGTCGGCTCCGCCTGCTTCTTTCCACTGATAAAGTCCGGTGGGGAGATGATCATAACGGATTTTAACAGTGTGTTTTTTGGAGCGATGCGCTCTTTCTTGTTCCTCGTCACAGGTTGGCTTGCCATAGTCAGCTTGAGTGTAATCTGCTTTTCCGTTAATTACGGGACAAAGATAAGCGTTAATTCCTTTACTTCGATAAGAAACTAACTCAATATATTTGAATTCTGATTCGGATTTAGCAGGGGGATTATGGCGAAAATGATTGACTAAATCAATCAGTATATCGACTGACTTACCTTTCATCCCTTCATAATTTAATCGGTCAAAAATTTCTGTTTCATCCATTTCACCGGATGCTAAAATTTTTGAGGCTTCAAGAGGAATGCGCTCGTCCCAGTAGCGATTTACTTGATCCTCCCCAGATAGCTTAATCGCATCGCCCATAGTGGGAGTGTAATTGATAGGTTGTACCTGTTGATGCTGTGCTTTAATTTTGTCTTCTAGGAAGTTATCAATATCTTCATTTGAAATATGGTCAAAACCACACTGACCATAGTAGTTTTTTTGAACCGATACCGACTCCTCATATTTTTCAAGCTCGGTGATCGCTTGATTGTAAACCTGCTCATTAGGAGCTATCCAGGCTTTCTTAATGGAATCCCATTTACATCCCCAACTCTTGAGTTGATCTTTGATGTGAAATGTATTTTTGCTGACTATTTCTAAACTCATCGGTTTAACACCCCAAATTGTTAACTGTTTTGGAGCCTCCGGTTTCCGGGCTTCGAGGGCTTCCACTTTCCCTTCTAAAACAGTCAACTCAAAACCCCACTTCCGAACAAGACTGCGGACGCGGGGAAATTTAGCGATTAAGTTGTTCAATTGTTGAATTCTGTTTTTGAGTTGTGCAACTGTCAGAAAGGATTTCATTTTGCCCTCAACGCCCATTCCCGGTGGCGACCCGATAAAAAGTTGTTTGAAAATGCCGTCTTTCCGGCTGTCAGCCTACCCACGCCCTCAAGGTTCAATCCTTGTATTTGCTACTTCTTAGGGTAATTGTCACTTCAGTAGCCTAGCGATACAAAATCTTGTATACTTTATTTATACTCCTAATTTAGAAATATGTCAAGAGGAAAATGGAAAAAAGATCTAAAATACCAGAAGAAGCTACAGGTATGGCTTTCGGAAATTGAAAGGGAGAGGTTAGAGGCGATCGCATCCTCTCTCAACCTCTCCCTATCTGAGTTAATCAGGTATTGGATTAATAATGCTAAAATTTAATCAATCAATAGAGTTGCAACTCTATTGATTGATTAGTGATTTCAATCCCAATTTTTGCCTATCAGGAATTAAAACTGGACTGGCAAAAAATTCACGCTCCGAAACCCGTTAACTTCCTTGATTAGCTTCTGTCCAAAACCAAATTCTTGAAGCTCGTCGAAAACCTGCTCTGTTGTTTCTGCATTCAGTCCGTATTGAGTGCGGAGTGATGATTTGCGATAACAATCACGGGCGGGAATTGGCTCACCATTGAACACTTCCAACAGAAAATCATAAACAGCTTGTGCTACCTCCGATGGGATTTTTTCGGGTAGTTGCTTCTGGTTTGTTCCATTCCAAGGGGATTTATACTTGGCTTGCAACTCTGACTCAAGACTTAACCGCTTCTGTTCCTCCCATCCCTTTGTGATATAAAAAGCAATTTTTACTTCAACATTTTCGATGGATTCAAGATGTTTTTTGATGTGATGCTCCCAGTCGCCTTTGTTGTTCCAGCGTCTCCACAAATCCTTAGATTGTCCAATATAAAGAGGGTTTTGATACCCTTCTACAAACACAGCGTAAACCCCGGCTTCATGCTGTGGCAACCATTGTAATCCGTCGGGATAATCAACAGATTGCCACGTCATCGGGTTAAGAGGATCTATTGCTTCTAATACTTCTGGGATATTAGCTTTTTTGAGATCAATCTCATGTTTTCGTGGAACTACATTCTCGTTTTTAACCCATCTTAGATCGCTTAGTAAACTCAATGATACTCCCCCTAACGTACAAAATAATAACTGCTTGCTTTCTGCAAGAGATATGGCTTTTAGTTTTTTGTATTCAGAGATCAATTTTTCTCTAATTCCCGTTCCGGGTTTAACGATGTACTGATTATTTAGAACACTGTCAACCGAATCAAATCCACCTGATTCACCCCTCTCTGTATAAGACTTGAAGCCAAGTCCCATTAGAATTAAGCAATTTCTAATATCAGCACCCTCTAATCCTAATTGTTTTAAATTAAAGGAATGGGCAGAAACATACAGAGTGACATTGAATTCACGTCCCACAGTAATCAAAAATGCGATATTAGATATAAACTCTTTAAGCGTTTTACCCCCTACAGCACTAATACTGGTAAAAGTTGCTGTATAATCATCAAAAATCAAGCGGACTGGCTTATTTTCAAAGTCTCTATCTTCTTCGGGGGTTTGGCATCTTTCCTTTAGAATCTCACAGACTTTAGAAACTTTTTCTATCAACTCATCGATTTCAGTATTGACAACAGTTAAAACCCCTTTTATAGATCCTAACCCCAACCAATTATCTCGTTTTTGACCAATTATAAAAAACTGAGTTTCAGGAGTATTGGCAACAGTTGCCCATAGCCATGCAAGGGTTAACGTTGTTTTTCCAGTTCCGGGTTGAGAACAAAGCAGTATAGAGGTTCTACAGATAGCCAAGTCCTGTATTATTTTGTCAATTTTCAGGTCGTTACTTTCCAATTCTTTTACTGTGTCAACAAGGGAATCTTGGAGAAGGATCTGTGGAGTTAAAGAAACTTCTTCTCTCTCTAATACCGCAAGCTGACCGCGTGGCTGTTCTGTTTCATATTCTTCCGACGGTGGGAGTCTTGGGTTTTGGGGTTGAGGATAGGGGTGTTGTTGACGCGCGATCGCCTGTTGGCTTTCTGCAAAATAAACAGCATCTCTAAGTTTGTCTAACTCGCTTTCCATTCCCAGCCGTCGCAGGAATATCGCCTCTGTTTGCTCCTCTAATTTGGCTTGCAACTTGGAGGATTTCTCGGACTGGGAAGACATCACCCATCCGGCAACAGATAACGCGGCTCCGGTGGCGGTTCCTGTGATCGCCCACTGGGGAGATTTATTGATAGCAATTGGGGAAAACATAGATAGCCCACACCCGGCAATTGTTAACCCTAATGCCCACGCTGAAAGGTGAGGGTTTTTGAGATGATCGGGGATATGACTCACGATTCCTCCTGTTGTGGAGGTAGGGAGAAAAAGACCCAAGATGAAATAGCGACAGTTAGCAACAGACACCACAGAAGCAACCTAAGAGCTATCCAAGCTTGACCCAATCCCAGGGCGTAGAAGATGCCAATTAATAATGCTACGACTCCAAATATTATCTCGGCTGTGTCAAAATTACCTTGAGATTCAGAGAAGAGATAGAGGGCGATCGCTCCAACAATTCCCCCTAGATAAAGGCAAATTAAAAGCACTCTAATCTCAGGGAGAATCAAGGCAAAATGAGATAGCAAAAAGGAACAAGATAAACCTGTTCCAAAGATTGAAAACTTTTTGACTTTCCATAGTTTCATATTTTGATTGGGGGATTTTTCACCCCCAAATAAATTTACAGTTTCATCGAGTTTTCAATTTTGTCCAACTGGCGCATCACGTTAACAGCCCCTACATTTTCGTTAGCGTAATTACCAACGATTTGCATGTATTTAGGAGCTTGACCATCTAACATTTTTTGAGTTTGAATCTTTTCCTCAAAACGTTTCAATGAACCTTCTGCCACACCTTTAACATATTGTTGGTCAGCTTCGTACCACTCAGTACGAGCTTTATCAACTTTCAATTGAGCTTCGACAATTACCTTTTTATTTGATGCTGCTTTGATTGCATTTTCGGCAATAATCTTAGCTCCCTTAGCTTCATTTTCAGATGGGTTAACTCGGTCAGGAATATTGAACTGTTGGTCAAATTCATCGGTTCCTGCATAGGAGCGTTCACGGGTATAGGGGGTGATATCACCTTTTCCTGTTGGACTCATCACCTTAGAGAAATTAGCGCCCGTGCCAGCTTCTTTGATAATGTTTCCAGTTGAAAAACGATTGCGTAAACCGTCTAATTTAGTTGCCATTTCTTTTTCTCCATTCAATAATTAGCTGTTCTTTGCACCCTTCGCCACCTTTGTTTTTCAGGCATTTTTCATAACCTGAAAGGTTGGCTACGGCTACAAACTTTTGAAACTCCTCAGTTGGTTTATTTGTCAATCTGACAACTTCAAAAGCTATCAAACCAACTAAAACCAAAGATAACAACCCCATTGACCAATTGAATACCATCACGCCTGTTATCTGGGGGGAGGTCTGGGTTTCAGATTGTTGTAAATACATTTAGTTTGTCCCCAATTTTCTCTGACTGTTTGCATCTAAATACCCCGCAACTACACCAGCAACAAAACCGAGTAAATGACCTTCCCAACTAATACCTTGACTTGCCAGTGCGGGCGACATTCCGCCCATGAGTTTTTGAAACATGACCCAAGTGATTACAGCGCAAACTATGTTTGGGAAGTCTGACCTAAAGATTGCTGATAACAAACAGAAACCAAAAAAACCATAGATTGTACCGCTTGCCCCAATATGAGTTGAACCAGGTTGACCCATCACCCAAACACCTAAACCAGTTAGGACTGAGATTATCCAGAAGTTTTTATTAAACTGTCCAGGTGCTTTGAGAATGGTCAGGGTTGCTAATGGGATAAACCCGATAGTATTTCCGATTAGATGCTCTGGATTGCCATGCAAAAAGGGTGCAGCAATTATACCCATCAGTCCTATTCCTTCTACACCTGGTCTGATTCCAAAATAGTCACCTATTGGGAAAAACATTTCTAAAGCCCACATTATTCCCAGATAGGTAGCTGCCCATTTAAAATCTTTGAGCATGAGATTACCAGTCTAAATTTATTGAGCCTGGTGTTTGATGTTGCGGTGACTGTGATTGATGCTGACCCGGTAAACTTAATTTTCCAGAGTAGAGGGAAAAAGCCAATGCGACTAACGCGATACCGCCCCAAATTAAATTTTGTTTGTTTTTAAAAAAATCCATTTGTCTCCTTTGTTTTTTTTATTTGTTAGCTCTGATTTGTTCAAAATACCTGTTGCAAACAATATTGTTGTGAATCACGACTAGCGGGGGGATTGCCAGGTACATAAAGATTCCAAAAATCATCCACTGTACAATAAATCTTTTGCTGATTACCATAAATCCCCCTGGACATAAGCTCGACAAAAGGCTCCGGTATTTTCTGGGGTGCGATTATCGGTAATATCTGCACCCCCTCTTTGTAAGCAAAGGAAATAAGTTAAGAACCAAACTACTATCCAAAACATCATTTCCTTTTTTGTATAAATGCTATCCATCTATCGGTTATTGATAATTACGGGATTACTTGGTGGCACATAATTAATCTGTCTTGTGCCTCCCAAGAGAATAGGCCAGAAAAACAGCAAAAACAGAAAACC